TATAATCGAATTGGGTTAAAAGGATTACCTCCTGCAATGGCATCTACCCAAGTTGAGTGATAGAAATTACCAACTCCGTAGGGCGTATTATGAGATACGTATTCAGTGTTTGTAAGATATGATTCATCTTCCTCTACGCAAATATCATATATGGTATCCATATATACCCTATTCAATTTTAGCTTAGATATATAAGTTTTTGTACTTTTAGTACCCCAGCATATACCCTGGATATATTGTTTACTTACTCTTACACCAAATTTTTTATATATACGATATATGAGTTTATCATAAGTTCCCTTTATATCTGACCAACGATTACCTCGTATCACTGAATGTTTACTGAAATATCTTTTAATATAAGCAACTACTCTTAAATCATACTTAAAACCACCTTTTACTTTAGAAGCTATAGTCATATTGTAAGAATGTTTAGCAGCTTTCTGAGTATTTTCCTTTAATGTTATAATCTGTAGATTTGTAACATAATTATGAGAGGGATTGTTATCAATGTGATCTACTATATAACCCTCTGGTACTTCACCAATAAAGATTTTAGCTACTAGATTATGTATACAAATCTTTTTCTTTATCCCCTTATCCCATAAAGTTACATTAAGATATTCTTCTCTACCAGAGCATGGTCTTAATTTTTTAAACTCTCTTATACCATTTCTTATTGAACATACTCTTCCAAGATTAGATACTAGGTAATTAGGAAACTCGGGTATCTTTTTAAATATTTCTTTTTTAGGAGGCTCAGTTATAGGATTTTCTAATAAGTCATTTACTCCAGTATCATAAAAAATAGCTTCAATACCTTTTTCTAAGATGTCTTTTACTGACATCCAACCTCTAATGGTATAGAGTTTATGTTGAGGAGTACATTTTAATATTCTACCTCTATCATTCTCTATCTCCCAGGTTTCTAGTAAACCTTTATTAAGTGAACCTATAATATTCCTCCATTTACCAGTATGAGATAAAACTTGAATACCCAAATTTCTTATATCTTTTTTTCCAAATGATTCAGGGCATAGGTCTTTTATTGGGATTAACCCATTCCTACATATCAATTTAGTATCACCAGTAACACAAGAATTGATGATAGCAGCCCCTCCCGTTGATAGGGTAGGGAAAGCGGCCGCCCAAATCTGAGCTGCCCATCTTACTACTGCTGCTTCATCAATAACCAATAAGGAAAGAGATTCTGAACGACCAGCTTCCGAAGATGTGGGGATAGACTCTATAAAAGAACCGTTATCGAATTCTATCATAGATGCAGAACCATATTCTCCAGCTCTACCATTGATAATCGGTGTTTGTAAATACCATGGCAGGTTCTTGTACATGAACTTAATCTTCTTAAGTACTTTCTTAGCAGTTGTGTCTTTGATTGAGATAATATTAATCTTCTTGTTAGGATGATACATTGCTAACCAAAGGCAGTACATAGAAATAAGCTCTGTAATACCAGCCTGTCGGAACTTAAGCAGGATATTGAAACGTTCCTTGACGAAATTATACAGTACCGATTTTTGGTATGGGTAAAGTTCAAATTTAACCTTTCCCCTCATTGGGTGTATCACATAGGTGAAAAGACTGAAATAAAAAACGTCGTTAGAAACCTTTGCAAGGGTTGCTAATTCCTCCCGATTAAGGGAAGTTCTATTTTCTGTGATTATCTTTTTCGCCATATCAAAAGTTATATTGAATTGAAAACTCTAAGTCAGCTTTTATACCTGAAAAGTATTTCGGATAACAGAAAGCATTAACTCCGAGTTTGTAATTAAAATTCGTAGTCTTGATTGTAAGACCAGTCCCAATATCAAACAGTTGATTAAATGGTCTGTACTTACCGTAGACATAAGGACTAATACTAAGTCTCCGAATTTTCTTCTGAGTTAATTGTCCCTCATACCAGTTATATTTGTAATTTCCTAAGTCTAGATTGAACATTCTAGTTGAATAAGAATCTGTCTCCTTATTGAAGAGACTGATATTCAGTTTGTTGTTATCTAAAGTAAACTGAACCAGAGAATCCTTCTTGCTGACTTTTACTGAATGGTCAGAATCAACCGCTGTTGAATCAGAACTTGGAGATTTAGTCATTCTATTGCTGTTTCTATAAAAGTCGTAGAGAAGGATTCTACTTGGTTCAATTAACTGGGAAAAAGGTTTTTGGGGCTTAAACTCTTCTTTCAGTTTGATGGTATCAGAGATACCAATGACCGATGAATCAGGAAGTTGACTGATATACGAATTCAATTTGTAATTCCTGAAGCAAAGGTAAATAGTAAATCCTAGCAATGCTAGAATAGCTACGTTCTTAAGAGTCTTCATGGATGAACTTTTTGATTCGTTTCTTGAGCCAATACTTCTCAATAGGAGATATCCTTGACTTCAAAAGGTAAAACTTAAACTGAAAAGTGTGTTCAGTTTCGATTATCTCAAATTTAAACCGAGGAACTTGTAAGCAAATCTGTTTAACAAAGATTAGGATTGTTGGAAGATTTGCCTTCTTAACTTGGGTCTTGGTATTTATCAATCTCATATCATAAAATTTTTAGGTTTCAGAAGTATATAGTTAACATACTTCTCTAATTAGGTTCGGTACCGAACCTAATTATTCGATGAACGAAGTGAATCGAAGTGTTTCTTCTATCATAATATACCTAATTTCGTATATCTATAAGTATATAGATATAGAGTATATAAAAAATATAGATATATATACGAAGTATATTATATATCTATATTTTTCAAGGTCTACCAGGAAGTAATATATACTTTAGTATATATTAACATTTTTCAGGCATCTCTTGAACCAAATACCTACCTCATATACCGAACCTTTGGCAATGGTATACCTTGCCTTGTTAAGCCAGTAAAGGTAATTGCCTTCATCCATGAAAATTTTGTAGGCTTTAGGAAATCCCATAATTGCCTTGAAATCCAAAATCCCAAGAGGGTAACCATCGGGTCGGAACTGTCTATCAGCAGGTCTTAAAGTTAGAGGAGCTTTATCTAACTCTAATCGATACACTCCTGGGAGAGTACTCATCTTAGCAGTCTTTATGGGCCATTTCTTTTCATTCTTGAAGTCACTATTCCACAATAACTGAATCTTTCTAACGGTTAGATTCTTCTTTGCAGGAAGCTTTCGATAATCATACATTGCCAAAGTCTTTTCAATTGGAATGTTATAATTACTCCCGTAAGGAGACTCAAAGAGCAATTCTCTAGTAATTGTTGGAGTTTTTACTTGGAATACTTCATTAAAAGCATTCAAGTATTTCTTACCGGCTTTCTTATGCACTCCAACGATAATTAAACGTTTCCTTGATACTTGGGAGTTCCCATAGTCGGAAACGCTTCTTTCGTGAAAAATAAGTTTATAGTCTTTAAGGGCTTCCTGAAGGTATTCATTGGGTAGAAGAGATAGCAAACGAGGTAAGTTTTCTATAAGAAAAATCTTAGGCTTGTAATAATTGATTCCTTCTATTACTAGACTTAAACTTCGGTTATCCTTGGGTTTACCCAATTCTTTAACCTTTGAAAGCCTCATAATGGATGATGCTCCACAGTCTGGAGAAGAGATTATGATATCTACTTTCTCATCAAACTCTTGTAAACAGTATCCTTTGTAGAATGGTACATCCTTAAAATTAGCTTTCCATTGCTCTTCTCCGGGAGTATGAAATACTCCTCGAGGTTCTATATTCCCTAATAAGTGCTTCCTAAAAGGGAACAATAACGCACCCTGACCAGCAGAGATACCTAATACAGTATATCTATTAATACTCATATAATTTAAATTTTATCAATATGTACAGAGAAATAACTTTACATGACTTACAGGTTAGAGTATATAGAGATGGTAAAACCATCCAAGTACTTAGATGTAACGGTTGGGTTAATTTAAAGTATAAAGAATCTCATGGCTATCCTACGATTACTTTAAAGAAGAACTCATTAAGAAAATCCTATAAAGTAAGTAGATTAGTAGCCTTAGCATTTATACCTAATCCAAATAATTTACCTGTAGTAATGCACCTTAATAATATAAGAACAGATAATAGGGCTGAAAACCTTCGTTGGGGTACACCTAAAGAAAATACTCAACAATGTATTAGGGAGGGTAGATTCTATTTGAACGGAGGTCATAATAAACTTAACCCTCGTAAAGTACGTAGAATCGTTAGATGTATTAAGCTAAAGAACTACAGTACAATACAAGGGTTGTGTAAAAAGTTTAAAATATCCAAACCTTCATATTATCGGATTAAGAAGGCTCATTTCTTGTAACTTCTTAGTTTTACGTATTTAACCCAGGCATAATGTTTCCTAACCTTAGTATAATCCAGGTTATGGTCATTGTTATGGGCTTCTTCTTCAAAGCTTACATCATAATATCTTTCGCTTTGTTTGTTCCATTTAGCGAAGAACATGATGATTAAGTACTCGATTGCATACCACAAGTAGTAGAAAATCCACAACATCTCTTGCATTTGCTTGAGATGTATCTTCTCATGATTGTAATCATAGGCATCAAACTTAGCACCCTTTCTTACAAAGACAATGCCGAACAAATTCATGGCTTTATACCCTTTGAAAGGTATAAATTTGTTGTAGATTACCTTCATTATATCTTGTTTTTAAAGTTTTCGTAAGCGTTTTTTAACTTCTGGTCATAGGCATTTTCAGCATAACCAGGACCATTATACTTCCGAGCAAAGCCTGCCCAGTCATGTTCCTTCAAGTTCTTCAAACAACTGGTATTATTCATGTAATAGTACATCAATTTCAGCTGAGAAGCATGAGATTCTTCCATCTTTTTGACGAAATCAAAGACATCTTTACACCCACAATAGGCAAAATTCATCCCCATAATCTGAAACATTCCCCAAGAAGCTGACTTTAGAGCACATTCTTCATCAATTTTCTTAGCAATTTCGAGTCTTTTGTACTCATGAGCTCCTCCAAGATACTTAGATTTATCCCATTTCGGGAAACAAATGGTAGGATAACTCTTTTGAGCAGCAACTGCCTTGTCTAAACCGAATTTGTTCTTGATTTCCTTGTACATAATGTGACCTTCGAATAGAATTTGAGGTCTACCATCTACTAAAAATCCATCTCTGCCTGCTGCTTCTACCAGTTGTACTGCTTTAAGCAAGGCTGGTTCTAGTCCCAAATCATTGGCTAGAGCCACAATCATTTCATTAGTTAACTTATCCATAACGTTATATTTTAAAGTTCATTAAAGATTAGAAAGTATTGCTGAATACCCTATTTATGAGTGTTCTTTAGGTTCTATTATCATATATAACTTATAAAATAATGCAATATGGACAAGAAAAATGAATGCCAGATATGTGGCAAACCTATTAACTTAGAGGAATTTG